CAAGGAGGCCTTCATCGACCTGCTCGAGGCGCGTCTGAACGTGGCCGAGGCGACGATGATGAACAAGCTGGCCCAGTCGGTGTACTCCGACGGCACCGGCTCGGGTGGCAAGGAGATCACCGGCCTGAACGCCGCCGTGGCCTCCACCAACACCAGCGGCACCTACGGCGGCATTGACCGCGCCACCTGGAGCTTCTGGCGCAACCAGAAGTACGACTTCAGCGACAACACCGTGACCCCTGGACCGACCACGATCCAGAACGCGATGAACACGCTGTGGGCCAGCTGCACGCGCGGCAACGACCGTCCTGACCTGATCGTGGTGGACACGATCTTCTGGGGCTTCTACATGTCCTCGCTGCAGGCCATCCAGCGCTTCACCTCGGCCGACACCGGCAACCTCGGCTTCCCGAGCCTGAAGTTCATGGACGCGGACGTGGTGCTTGACGGCGGTATCGGCGGCTACTGCCCGTCGCAGACTGGGTTCTTCCTGAACACCAAGTACATCAAGTGGCGCCCCCACAAGGACCGCAACATGGTCGCGCTGTCGCCCAACCGGCGCTACGCGATCAATCAGGACGCCGAGGTGCAGATCCTTGGCTGGGCCGGCAACCTGACCTGCTCTGGCGCTCAGTTCCAGGGCCGCCTGCAGGCTTGATTTGGTGGACCGTCGTGGGTCGCCCTTCCCGAGAGGGTCGGGGTGACCTCACCCTCTCGGGTTTTTTTCTTCAGGAGATTCCAACATGGGACAAGCAGTTATCGGTCTGTCGAAAGACAACATCACCGCCGCCACGGCGGTTCCAGAGTTCCGGCTCGGCACGATTGGTGGGTACGACGACCCCACCAACGGCTACCAGGAGTTCGTCTATGGCCGCGCCAACGGTGCGGTCACCGCGGTCGGTTATGTGTGCGTGGAGGAGACGGGTTTCGACTTCGCCATGATCAACGTGACCAAGACCACGCCTGGCACTGCCGGGTTTGGTTCTCGCGTGGCAGTGGCTCAAGCCGTCATGGCTGACAACCAGTACGGCTGGTTCCAGACCTACGGCAAGGGCAGCGTGCGCACCCTGGCTCTGGCTGCCAAGGGCACCCGTCTGAATACCACCGCCACTGACGGCGCGCTGGACGACGACGGCACGGGCGGCTCCGAGGCCATTTTTGGCATCGTGCTGGGCACGGCCACTGGGGCTTCCGCGGCGACCAACGCCGACGCCATCCTGGTGTACCCCACCGTCGGGACGACGCTGTAACACCACCTCAGAAGAAGGAGAACAGCACCATGCAACCCACGACACCCACCTCGTTTGATGACCTCATCCAGCCCGTGCGGCAGGACGAGAGCAGGTTCGCGCACGACGCGCGCCTGTTTGTCGAGTTCTCGCGTGAGCCCGTCATGCACCCCGGCAAGAGCCGGGAGGCCGGGCGTGCCGTGTACGAGGAGCGCGACTTCATTCGCATCCATGTGCCTGGCGACAAGACCTCGGTGGTGTACCGCCAGGTCACGGAGCAGGACGCTGCGCGCTTTGCCGACCGCTACCAGAAGTGGAAGGCCGGCCAGGAGGACGCAGTGGTGGGCACGCCGCTGAACGCGCTGCCTGGCATGAGCCCGTCGAAGGTCGAGGAGTACCGCTACTTCAAGATCACGACCGTCGAGCAGCTGGCCGACGCGAACGACAACCTGGGCCAGAAGTTCATGTCGTTCCAGGCTGACAAGCAGCGCGCCAAGGCCTTCATGGAGGTCGCGGCCAACAACGCGCCCATCGAGGCCATGCGCAGCGAGCTGCAGAAGCGCGACGCCGAGATCGAGAACCTGCGCACGATGGTCGAGGCTCTGCAGGCGCAGGCCAAGCCCAGCAAGCGCGCTGTGGCGGCCACCGAGCCCTTGGCGGCCTGACGCAAGGGGTAGGGGATGGCGTTTCAGATCGTCAACGAGTCCACGCTCTCGGCCATCGTCCAGAACGTGGCCGGGATGGTCGCGTTCCCCATCCCCTCTGACCCTGCCGGCAGCTCGGACCCGGCCGTGCAGCAGATGGTGCAGGCCGTCAACATGGCCGGCATCGAGCTGCTGTCCATGTACGACTGGCAGGAGCTGATCAAGAACTACCAGATCAGCATCCTGCAGGACACCTCGGGGCAGAAGGAAAAGTCCTTCGACCTGCCCGAGGACTTCTACGACTGGATCGACCAGACCAACTGGAATGCGACGACGCAGTTTCCGTCGCTTGGCCCCGTCTCGCCGCAGATGTGGCAGCAGCTGCTGATCCGCACCACGCTGCCCACGCTGAGCTTCTACTGGCAGGTGCGGGACAACAAGATCTACGTCCTGGCGCCGCCGTCTGCACCGCAGACGATGAACTTCTTCTACCTGTCGCAGGCCTGGGTCCGCGATCAGGACGACAGCACGCTGTACAAGAACCGCGTCACCAAGAACGGCGACGTGGCACTGCTCGACGCCACCCTAGTGACGCTGTACACGCGGGTGAAGTGGCTCGAGATGAAGGGCCTGGACAGCTCTGCGGCCATGCGTGACTTCCAGGTCGCGTTCGAGAACCGCAAGGGCGCCGAGAAGGGCGCGCCGGTGCTCAGCATGGCGCGTGACTTCCGCTTCCCCTACATCCAGCCGCTGATCAACACGCCTGACACGGGCATGGGGGCCTGACGTGCCTCTGGTGCCTCTGAAGCCCTTCAAGGTGCCGCGAAGGGCGGCAGCCGCACAGGTAGCGCAGTCGGCGATCATCCCTGCCCCGGTGGGCGGGCTGAATTACCGCGACCCCATCAGCGCCATGGACCCGCGCGACGCGCTGGTCCTGACCAACATGATCCCCAAGCAGCAGGGCGTGGAGCTGCGCAAGGGCTGGGCTGAGTTTGCCAACGCGGTGGAGGTCACCGGCGTGCCGCAGTCGGTGGAGGCGGTGTTCTCTTACAAGGCCCCTGCGGCTGCCAATGACAAGGTGTTCATGGCCGCCAACGGCAACATCTACGACGTCACGGCAGGCGGCACGCCCAGCGTGGCGGTGACGGGCACCGGCAGCACCGACGACGAGTGGTGGACGACGCAGTTCTCCACGGCCGCAGACACCTTCCTGCTGGCTGTCTCGCCTGGCGCCGGCTACTGGACTTACAGCACCACCTCGGGCTGGGTCAACCGCACGGGCACCGTGACGGGCATGACCACCGCCGTGCGCACGGTCATGGTCTGGAAGCGCCGCGTCTGGTTCACCTTCGCCAACAGCCCCAACGTCTACTACATGAACGCGGTGGACGCGATCACGGGCACCGTGACGTCGTTCCCCATGGGCTCGCTGCTGCGCAACGGCGGCTATGTGTCGGCCATGGTCAACTGGACGACCGACGCCGGCATCTCGGTGGACGACTACCTGGTCGTCATCGGCACTGAGGGCGACGTGGGCGTTTGGGAAGGCACCGACCCCACCAGCTTGGCCACCTTCCAGCTCAAGGGCGTCTGGTATGTGGGCCCGGTGCCGCTGCATGGCCGGTACTTCACCACCTTCGGCGGCGACGTGATGATCGTCTCGCAGCTGGGCCTGGTGCCGATGTCGCGCCTGTTCACCGGCCAGTTCAGCGTGGATAACCAGAACATCGGCCCCGCGGCCAAGATCCAGACGGTGTTTGCGCCGCTGGTGCGCAGACTGCGCGAGAACAAGTTCTGGAACGTCTTCGTGGTCGCCGAGGCCGACGTGCTGGTGATCTCGCTGCCCGTGGACGGTGACATCTACCGGCAGTTCGCCATGAACGTCACCACAGGCGCCTGGTGTTCGTTTGAAGGCATGCCCATCCGCAGCGCTGCGGTGATCAACGGCGAGCTGTACTTTGGGCAAGAGAACGGCACCACTTGCAAGGGCCTGCATGGTGACCTGGATGGCACCACGCTGGAGGGTGACCCGGGCAGCTATGTGCTGGGCGAGGTGCAGTGCTCATTCAACGCGTTCGGTACGCCTGCGCAGCTCAAGAAGTTCAGCATGGCCAGACCAATCTTCTATGGCCCTGCGGCTCCAAGCGCGCAGCTGACGATCAACACCCAGTACGCGTTCAACGACACCGCGGGCGCGCCTGCGTTTTCTGACCCTGGCGTGGCGCTGTGGGACACCGGCATCTGGAGCCAGGCCGTCTGGTTGACCAACAACAGCTACGAGGCCTGGTTCGGCACTGCCGCTCTGGGGTACTACGGATCGCTGCGCATGAAGATGCGTGGCCTGCCTGGCACGTCGTTTCTGTCGGCGCATGTGCTCAGTGAAATTGGTGGGGTGATGTGATGGCGACAGCTCCAGTGGCTTACCAGAGTGCGCTGATTGAATCGTTGCGCGGTGCCTCGCCTGGGTTCACCAGCAATAACCCGGGCGTGACGATGCTGGCCAACCCGGCCAACAGCTCGTTGATGATCAATTTCCTGCGCGGGCCGAGGACGGGGCTGGCCAACAATCCGCAGGCTTTCACTTGGCCGACTTTTTCGCCGCCGCCCGCAACGCCGGCACCGCCTCCAGCTGCAGGCCCGACGCCATCGCCGCCGCCTAGTGGAGGTGGTGGTCCTATTGTTGTTGGCCCTGGGCCTGATGTGGGTCCGGTGACGCCGCTGCCTCGAATTGACGTAGTCCCCGACGATGGCTTTGTCGGTCCGCCTGCACCAGGGCCCTCACCTGATGACGACTTCGTTGGCCCCCCGGCGCCAGGGATTATTGAGGTTGACCCTACAGCTCCAAATGATGACTTTGTCGGGCCTCCATCGCCCGACGATGAGTTTGTTGGGCCTCCAGCGCCAGGGATTATTGAGGTTGACCCCCCTGCGCCTCCCCCGCCTGCGCCTAACGACGACTTCGTTGGGCCCCCAGCTCCTGACGAAGATGTCGCCCAACCTTTGCCGGTGCCTGATCCTGCGCCGCCTGACGTGGTTGATCTGCCGCCTCTGCCGCCTGGTGGTGACGACGATTTTGTTGGGCCTCTGCCTGACGACTTTGTGGGTCCGATGCCCGATGACTTTGTCGGGCCGATGCCAGACGACTTTGTTGGGCCTCTGCCTGACGACTTTGTGGGTCCGATGCCCGATGACTTTGTCGGGCCGATGCCAGACGACTTTGTTGGGCCTCTGCCTGACGACTTTGTGGGTCCGATGCCCGATGACTTCGTTGGGCCTCCTCTGCCGCCTGATGGGCCGCCTGATCCTCCGCTAGACGATTTTGTCGGGCCTCCTCTGCCGCCAAGTGATCCTCCTCCGTTTGATTGGCCTGACGACTTTGTGGGGCCGCCGCCCGACGCGCGTGATCTGCCGCCTCTACCGGGTGAAGCTGATCCAGATCCCAACGACGACTTCGTCGGGCCGATGCCAGATGACTTCGTAGGCCCCCCCGCGCCTGACGAGATCCCCGAGGGTGAGATCGATGTGAAACCGCTTGGCAGTTCGCAGCCCGCGCGCGATGCGATCAACCAGATTGGTGACATCACCCAGGTGGGTGACCCGTTGGACGAGTTGGGCGACATTGAGTTGTCTGACGATTTTGTCGGGCCGATGCCGTACATCCCCAGCGATGACGACTTTGTCGGTCCCATGCCCGATGACTTCGTCGGGCCGCCCGCTCCTGAATACGACGAGATTCCCGAAGGCGAGATTGACGTCGTGGCGCCAGGCAGTTCTCAGCCCGCGCGCGACGCCATTGATCAGATTGGCGACATCACAGAGGTTGGTGACCCTCTGGACGAGCTGGACGACATAGATCTGCCTGACCTTGTCATAGATCCCCCGTCAGTCCCGTCTGCCGGTGACGACTTCGTCGGACCCATGCCTGATGAATTTGTGGGGCCGATGCCTGATGACTTAGGTGACGCGCCAGCAACGGTGCCTGACTACACCAACGACTTGTGGGGCTCTGACGCTGGTGGGGACGTAACGCCCGACTACACCAATGACCTTTGGGGGCCAGAAGAGCCGGCGCTGACTGATCAGGATTATTTTGAAATGGCGCTCTTCGACCTGATGGCGCAGGAGTTGCTGACAGGGGGCGGCGGTTCTGGTCGACCGGGCAACAACATGAACATATTGGCCTACGAATGAAGCTGGTCACCGATCAACTTGGGCAGGCGCCTGTCATCTGGCAGTGGATGAACAAGCGCACGCGGCTGCCGTGGAGCACCGACCTGCGCACGATTGCTTCGATGCGCGACGACGGCACGATCGCCTGCGCGGTGGGCTACAACGCCTGGACGATGTCATCGTGCTGGATGCACGTCGCGTTTGATGGCGAGCACGGATTGACGAAGAGCCTGTGGAACGTGGCCTTTGGCTACCCCTTCATCGACTGCGGCATGGAGGCGGTCTACGGCCTGACGCCGAAGGCGCTGGACGAGGCCTTGGCGATGAATGACCGGCTGGGGTTCACGCGCATTGCCGAGACAATTGACAGTGTGATGTTTGAAATGAAGGCCGCCGACTGTCGGTGGCTGAAAGGAGTGAGACATGGGCGGCAAAGGCAGCGCACCTGCAGCGCCTGATTACCTCGGCGCGGCTACCGCGCAGGCTCAGGCATCAGAGAAGGCCACGACGGCGCAGAACTTCGCCAACCGGCCCAACATCAACACGCCTTTTGGTGGGCAGTCTTGGCAGACGGGCAGCACGATTGACCCGGCCACGGGCCAGAACGTCACCACCTGGACGCAAAACACCACGCTGGCGCCAGGCCTGCAGTCGGCCCTGAACGCTCAGATCGGCCTGCAGAACGACCGCAGCCAGCTGGCCGATGGTTTCATGGGCCGCGTGGCTGAGGAGTACGCCCAGCCCTTCAACTACGTCAGCCTGCCGCAGATGGCGCAGTCCAACGCGCCCGCCAGCCTGAGCACGTCGCTGACGGATTACACGCCGGGCCTGAAGACGGGCTTCAACTTCGGCGCGCCGCTGCCGCAGGTGGACTCAAGCTACCGCGACACGGTGGCCAACCAGCTGATGCAGCGCATGCAGCCGGTGCACGACTACCAGCAGAACCAGCTCGAGACGCGCCTGGCCAACCAAGGCTTCACGGTGGGCAGCGAGGGCTACAAGCGGGCCCTGGACGAGCTGAACCAGCGCCAGTCGGCCGAGCGGTTCAACGCGCTGGACCAGTCGGGCAACGAGATGCAGCGCCTGTTCGGCATGCAGATGCAGACGGCCAACACCGGCTTCAACCAGAACCTGCAAGGCGCGCAGTTCCAGAACCAGGCGCTTGGCCAGGCCGCGGCGCTCGACCAGGCTCGCCTGGCGGCCCAGAACGCGGCCATGGGGCAGCAGCAGAACCTCAACCAGGCCTATGTGGACCAGCAGAACCGCGTGCGCCAGCAGGCCATCGCAGAGCAAATGCAGCGCCGCGGCATGTCACTCAACGAGATGAACGCGCTGCTGTCGGGCCAGCAGGTGAACATGCCGCAGATGCCGAGCTTCAACCCTGCTGGCCGCGCCGAGACGCCCAACATCCTGGGCGCCACGCAGATGGGCTACGACGCGCAGCTGGGCGCGTACAACGCGCAGCAGGCCGGGTTCGGCAACTTGCTGGGCGCCGGTGCGCAGCTGGGCAGCGCGTTCCTGTTCTCTGACCGGCGGCTGAAGTCCAACATCAAGCGCGTGGGGACGCACCCGGCGCTTGGGGTGGGCATTTACACGTACACAATGATGGGAATGCCACAACACGGTGTGATTGCGCAAGAGGTGCAGGCAGTGCGGCCTGACCTAGTGCGGCGTCACGCCAATGGGTTCCTGCAGGTGAACTACGGAGGCCTGTGATGAATGACGAGTTGATGTTCGAGTACTTGATGCAGATGGGCGCCATGCGCCCAGAGCAGGAGGAGCTCAAGCGCAAGCAGGCCATGGTCGAGGCCCTGCGTGGCCAGGCCATGCAGCCGATGCAAGGGCAGATGGTGGGCAAGCACTACGTGGCGCCCGGCATCGCCAACGCCATCGCGCAGATGGGCACCGCCTACATGGCCGGCCAGCAGCAGAAGGGCGTGGACAGCAGCGCCATGGACATGAACACGCGCCAGCGATCTGCGCTCATGGACATGCAGGAAAGGCTGCGGCGCAAGCGCATGGGCCTGACAGGCTCGGGCGCGATGGACATGGGCGACTACGGCGGCGGGCTGTGAGATGGATCCGCTGACCTTCGCCGAAGACGTCGAGCAGCGCAAGCGCATGCTGCCGATGGCCATGGGCGGCCTGCAGTCGCCGGCCGGGACGCTGACCAACAGCGTGCAGCCTGGCCGCGCCCTGCCGTCTGCGCTGCGCACGCGCCTGGGCAAGGTGCAGAAGGACTTGGAGGAGATCGACGCGCAGGAGGTGGACACCTCAGCGCTGCAAGCCTTCGCGCGCCAGCAGGGTGAGGCGGGCCAGTCGGCCATGCTGAACGCGCTCGCGGCGCAATACGCAGGCGAGGGATTCCAGCCGATGCAGGCTCAGTTCCTCAAGCGCGCCGCGTCTGCGGCTGAGCCCATGAAGATGGGCGGCGGGATGCTGACCCCGCAGGGCCAGTTCCTCAAGGATCCGTTCGCTGCGCGTGATGCGCGTCGCACGGCGCTGGAGCGCCAGGCTTTGGGCCTGGAGAAGATGGCCGGTGATGAGGAGCGCGCTGCGGACCGCGCGGCCGAGCAGACCCGGCAATTCAACGAGCGCCAAGATCTGCAGCGACAGATGGCGGCCGACAGGCTGAGTCTGCAGGAACGCATGGCCGAGATGCGCCGCGACATGCAGGCCAACAAGCCCGACACCCAGGCCTTCACGCGCGCCACCAAGCTGCGCGATGAGTTCGGCAAGAAGTCCGACAAGATCGGGGAGGGCGTGCGCCACGCCGAGACGGTGATGACGCTGCTGGCGGATCCGACGACCGCGCGCGACCCGATCAAGCAGGTGTCTCTGGTGTTCTCGTTCGGCAAGATGCTGGACCCAGAGTCGGTGGTGCGCGAGGCTGAATATGCGTTGATCGAAAACGCCCGCGGCGTCTTTGACTCAGTGCTCCAGAAGCCCGACCAGTTTATGACCGGCGCCAGGCTGACGCCGCAACAGCTGCAGAGCATGCGGCAGATTGCGCAGCAGCTCTACGCCGGAAGCGCACAGCGGCGCAAGGACTTGGCTGACGTCTATCGCGGCATCGCGGAGCGCAACCGCATCCCGGTGGAGGACGTGCTGCCAGCAACGTTTGGCGGTAGCGGTGGCGGTGGCAACAATGACTTGGCGGCCGCGGCCGCAGCGGAGCTCGAGCGGCGCCGCAAGGGAGGCCAATGAGCCCCGACCTGTTGCGCAAGCTGACCGAGGCCGACCTGCAGGCTATCGCTGCGGGTGATATGGCCCGGGTGTCTACCCAGGGCCTGCAGCTCATCTCCGGGCGCCGTCCTGAGCCTGAGAAGCCCATCGACCCCACCGAAGGGATGAGCGGCACGCAGAAGGTGCTGGCCAACATCGGCGGCGGGATGATGGACCTGGCCACCGGCGTGCGCCAGTTCTACACCGACATGACCGGCACCGACGCCGAGAAGGCCGCCATGCGCGCCGAGGTGGAGGAGAAGCGCAAGCGCGACGCAGCGCTGGCCGAGTCCACGCCAGGCGGCAAGTGGGTCGGCAAGGGCCTGCAGGTGGCCGGCAACGTGGCGCCGACGCTGGCGCTGCCGGTGGGTGCCGCGATGCGCACGCTCACGGCCCTGCCGCGGGCGATGGGCATGATGAGGACTGCTGCCACGCCGGCCAGGCTTGGCACGGGCGCCCTGGTGGCTGACGCTGCCCTGACAGGCGGCGCGCTGGGCGCCATCGAGCCCGTGGGCGAGAACGAGAGCCGCGGCGCCAACGTGCTGAGGAGCGCGGCCATGAGCGGCGCCACGCCTGCGGTGCTGGCCGGTGGCAACCAGGTCATGCGCCAGGTTACCCAGCGCGGTGGCGAGGCCCGAGCGGGTGAACAGATCGCTCGGCAGCTGGCCGAGAACGGTGACCAGGCGCAGGTGCTGCGGCAGACCCTAGACCGGCTGAGAAACGCCCCGCAGTCCAGCATCCCGCTGTCCACTGCTGCGGCCATCTCTGACCCGCAACTGGCGCGCCTCGAGGCCGGCAGCCGCACCCGCAGCGGCGCCAACTGGTACGACTTCGACCAGAACCAAGCGCGCTCGGTGGCTGACGAGGTAATTGCCGCCACGCGTGGCGCTGAGGACGTGGCTGCTCGCCGCGGCCTGCGCTCCAGCAACCGTGATGTGCTGTTCAACCAGGCCATGGGCTCCATCAATGAGCCGGCCTTTGCGCGTGACCTGGCCGGCTTCCGGTCCAACCTGGACATGGCGGCGCGCTCGGCTGAGGCCAGCAACCCGGCCGTGCGCAACATGCTGTCGCAGCTGGCCGACGAGATCGACAGGCTGGGGCCTGACTTCCGGCCCGAGCACCTGGCCACGATCCGCGCCAACCTGGCCAGCAAGGCGCCGATGATGCCCACCAACGCGTACCAGGCTGCGCCGCGCGAGAGCCCGGCCACCATGAGCGTGCTGCGCGAGGTGGACAGCATCCTGAACAACGCCACGGGTGGCCGGTGGAGCCCGGTGCTGCAGTCCTACAAGCGCGACAGTGACATCGTGCGGGCCTCGCAGGCGGCCGGCAAGATCCGCGAGTCCTTCATCGACCCGGCAACGGGCCGCGTGCGAGGCGTCTCGGCTGATGCCATGGGCGATGTGCCCAAGATCACCGAGGCAGGCCTTGGCCGGGCTCTGGACACGGCCAGAGGGCCGCGCCGGGAGTTGATGCTGGACCCGACTGCCAATGCGCGCCTGGAGGCCGTCCTGGCCGCCCTGCGTCGCCAGAACATCGTGCAGGGCGTCAAGCGCTCGGCCACCGCGGGCGGCGGCTCCAACACCGCCAGCGACACGCTCGCTGCCGGCGCGGCCCAGGACGCAGCCAACGCGCTCAGCAACATGGCAGGGCCTGCCCAAGGCGTGGCCAGCACGCTGACGGCGCGGGGCTTTGACTACATGAAGGGCCTCGAGGAGCGCGCCCTGGCCGAGGCGCTGCAGAACCCGCAGCGAATGATTGCGCTGCTCGAGCGCCAGGTCGCGGCCGGTCAGCCCCTAACGCCTGCCCAGAACCAACTGCTGGCGCTGCTTCGCGGCGTGCCGGCCGTCGCATCTTCTCAGTGAGGTAAGACATGCCACGCAACGCAAGCGGCACCTACACCCTGCCGTCAGGCAACCCGGTGGTGGCCGGCACCACGATCGAGGCATCGTGGGCTAACACGACACTGTCGGACGTCGCCAACGAGCTCACCAACTCGCTCAGCCGCACGGGCGCGGGCGGCATGCTGGCGCCGTTCCGCGTCTCTGATGGCACGCTGGGAGCGCCCGGCTTGGGCTTCACCAACGAGACGTCCAGCGGCCTGTACAGGCCCAGCGCCAGCAACGTCAGCATGTCGGTGTCGGGCGTGCTGGCCATGACCTGGTCCAACGCCAACGTAGTGGTGCCATCTGGGATTCAGTTCAACACGTCCAACTGTGTCATCACTGGTCTGCCTACTCCTACGGCCGCAACTTCGGCTGCAACCAAGGGATACGTGGACACGGCGCTGGCAGCGGTGACCACCAGCTCGACGCGTCAGACCTACACCGCAACGGCCTCGCAGACGACATTCGCCATCACTTACAACGTGGGTGCCGTTGACGTTTATCGCAACGGTGTCAAGCAGGTCAACGGAACCGACTTCACGGCCACCAACGGCACCAGCGTGGTGTTCAGCTCTGGTCTGCCGGCCGGCGACGTCGTGGACATGGTGGCCTATGGCGCGGTGGGAATCAGCCTGTCGGTGCAGGTAATTGGCACCAATACCGCAGCGGTCAAGAACTGCCTGTACGTGCTGACGGCATCGCTGACGCTGACGCTGCCGGCCTCGCCTGCGGCGGGCGACACGGTCAAGGTCAGCAATTTGTCAGGCACCACGACGGCCGTCATTGCTCGCAACGGCAGCAACATCCAAGGCCTGGCCGAGGACTTGACGATTGATTCCCTCAACGCGGCGATCACCTTGGTGTACGCCGACGCCACGCGTGGCTGGGTCTTCGCGTGATCAAGCAGCAAAGCAGTAAAGGCAGTACCCATGAGCACCTTGTCGCAGTTCTTCAGCGGGGGCAAGTCGCAGTCCCAGGTTTTGACTGGTTCGGGCAACTGGAGCGTGCCCACAGGCGTCACCTCGGTGTGCGTCTTCGCAGTGGGAGGTGGGGGCGGTGGCGGTGGTGGCTACACCTCGAGCTACCGCGGGGGCGGCGGGGGAGGCGGTGCAGTCGTCCAGGTTGACCTGAATGTCACGTCAGGCGCGTCCATCGCGTATTCCGTCGGCACGGCCGGTACGGCTGGCGCCATCAACGGCAACGGCGGCGCGGGCGGCAACACCACCTTTGGCACGGTCACGGCTTACGGCGGTGGCGGTGGCGCCAAGGGTCAGACCACCACAGATGGTGGCGGTGGCGGTGGTGGTGGCTACAGCGCCGGGGGATCCAGCAGCGGCAGCAACATCGGCGGCGCGGGCGGTGCTGGCAATGGCGGCGCGGGCGGTGACAACGGGGTGGGCGGCACGGCAGGCACGGCCACGTTTTACGGCCAAGGCGGCGGGGGCGGTGGTGGCGGCAATGCTTCAGGCGGCGCCAGCATGGCCGGTGGTGGTGCAGCCAACGCCAACCGCGGCGGTGGCGGTGGTTCCTACGGCGCTGGCGCTGCGGGCGGTGCCGCAGCATCTGCAGGCACGGGCGGTGGCGGTGGCGGTGGTGCCATCAACACCGCAGGCAACGCTGGCGGTTCGGGCTATCTGATGATCACTTGGGTGGGGTGACGCATGGGCAAGACAGCAAACCTGGCAGCGTTGGTGAATGCCATTGCGGCAACGCCAGCGGCCGACGTTGACTTTGACGGCTCGCAGGCCGGCAACATCGTGGCTGTGGCCGCGCTGGACATCGACTGTTCAGCCGGCAACTACTTCACCAAAACCATCAACGGCGCATCAACTTTCACGTTCTCCAACGTGCCCGCCAGCCGCGCCTACGGTTTCACGCTGGAGCTGACGCACACCAGCGGGACCATCACCTGGCCCGCGTCGGTCAAGTGGCCCTACGACGTCACGCCCAGCCCGACTACCGGCAAGACCCACCTGTTCATGTTCGTCACCGACGACGGCGGCACCCGTTGGCGCGGTGCTGCACTGCTCGACTACACCAACTGACATGGACTTGCTGACACAGTCTCTGATGATGGCCGCGACCGGCGGTCCTGTGGGCCAGCAGGCCTACACCACCCCTGGCACCTACACCTGGACGGTGCCCACTGGCGTCACGCGCGTGAGCGTGGTGGTGGTGGGCGGGGGCGGCGCTGGTGAAGGCGGTGGCAATGGTGATGTGTTGGGTGGCGGTGGCGGTGGTCTTGCTTACGCCAACAACATTGCAGTCACGCCAGGAACCACCTACACAGTTGTAGTTGGATCTGGAGGCACAGGGGGTTCTGGAGCTGGTGGGGCCGGCGGGCAGTCTTACTTCAGCAGCAACACGTTCTTGTACGCCAACGGTGGAGACGGAGGAACTGGCAGTTCCACTATCAATGGTGGATCTGGAGGCGGCAGTGCACCGGCAGCTGTTGGTTATACAGGTGGAGCGTCTAACCCATTTGTTTCAACAAGTCCTGCGGTCGGCATGGGCGGCGGTGGAGCTGCTGGATACGCAGGTAATGGCGGCAACGGCGGCAACTCTTCAACAGCAGGATCTGGAGGCGGTGGAGGTGGTGGCCCTAGAGGCGTTTTGACTGGAAGTTTTCCCACTGATGCTCGCGTTTATGGAAACGGTGGTGGTGGTGGTGGTGTCGGCATCCTTGGTCAAGGAGCCAATGGAACAACTGGTTCTGTCGGAGGTGGAGGGAGTGGGGGTGGCAATGGGGGCTCTTACAACACATCTCCTTATACCGGAGGAGCAGGCGGTGCTTACGGAGGCGGTGGAGGAGGTGGCGGCGCTGTAGAAACTGCTCCCGGGTCTGGATCGTTTACTTTCAGTAACGGCGGCAACGGCGGCTCAGGTGCCGTGAGGATCATCTGGGGAGGCGGTCGAGCATTCCCGTCAACTAATACGCAGGACTTGTGACATGACAGACGATGACTTCCGTCGCCTGGAGGGCAAGGTGGACAAGCTGGGTGACGCTGTGCAGAAGCTCATTCTGGTGGAGGAGCGCCAGGCCAACCAGGGCGAGCGCATCGGGCGCGTCGAGCAGCGGGTGGCGTCCGTGGAGACGGCCACCGCCAAGACTGACCGCACCCTGCAGATGTGGATCAACCGCGGCATCGGCGTCTGGGGCCTGGCCGCCTTGATCTTCACCCTGGTGCAGTTCGGCTCGAGGTGGTTCAAGTGATCGAGATGGTCGGCGGGGGCCTGCTGGGCTCCATCTTCGGCGGCCTGTTCAGGCTCGCGCCCGAGGTGCTCAAGTGGCTGGACCGCAAGGACGAGCGCAAGCATGAGCTGTCCATGTTCACGCTGCAGACGGACCTGGAGAAGGTCCGCGGCTCCTTCCGCATGGAGGAGAAGTACGTCGAGCACTCCACCGAGCAGCTCCAAGCCATCCAGGAGGCCTTCAAGGAACAGCGGCAGACCGCCAAGGAGGCTGGCTGGTTCGTCTCGGCCATCAGCGCGCTGGTGCGGCCAGGCATCACCTGGGCCTTGTTCGGCATGTACGCCGTGGTGAAGGCGGCGGGCCTGTCCATCGCCCTGGCGTCAGGCGCGCCCTGGCAGGACGTGGTGCTCAAGGGCTGGACAGCTGACGACTTTGCCATGCTGAACATGGTGCTCACCTTCTGGTTCGTCGGCCGGGCGATCGAGAAGTACCAGGCCCATGATCGATGACGCCATCAAGCTGAGCGCTGAAGCGCTGGTGCGGCCCTTTGAGGGCTACCACCGGCGCCTGCCAGACGGGGGCTGCAGCGCCTACCCTGACCCCGGCAGCGGGGGCAAGCCCTGGACGATCGGCTGGGGATCCACCGGGCCCGACATCGGCCCAGAGACGCGCTGGTCACGCGAGGCGGCTGACGCCAGGCTGAACCATGAGCTCGAGGGCTTCGCGTCCGCGGTGGTGAGGATGTCGCCCCGCCTGCTGCGCGAGCCCGACCACCGCCTGGCGGCCATCATCTCCTTCGCGTACAACTGCGGGACGGGCGCCTACCGCGTCAGCACGCTCAAGAAACGCGTGGACGCAGGCGACTGGGCAGGTGCCCGGCAGGAGATCGTCAGGTGGAACAAGGCAGCCGGCCGCGTGCTAAACGGCCTCACCCGGAGGCGCCAGGCTGAAGCTGCCATGCTCTAAACAGACTCAAGTCTGGTAAAAGTCTGGTTGCTTTTTCATCAAAAATGGGCGTTTGGGTGGCAAAAAGCGCTGTGCCACTTCTGTGCCGTCCATTTTTCCCCAATGTGCCCAAATCCTCACCGCTGAGATTTGCTCACAGAGGGAGCTATAGTAGCCAGTCCCATTGTGATTCTGGTACTTCGTTGCTCTAAGTTGTTGATTTATAAGGAATGTTGAGCGGTTCTCGGTGAGTTTGTGTCATTTTTGTGCCATTCTCACCCTCAGTGGTGGTCGTAGCTCAGTTGGCAGAGCTCTGGATTGTGATTCCAGCGGTCGCCGGTTCGATCCCGGTCGACCACCCCATTCTCGTCACAGGCTGACACGTTCAGCGGCCGCCGCCAGGTGCTCTGGCGACAGGTGCGCGTAGCGCTGCACCATCTGCGGCGAGTGCCAGCCGCCCAGCTCCTGCAGCACCGACAACGGGGTGCCCGCCATGGCGTGCCAGCTGGCCCAGGTGTGCCTCAGGTCATGGAACCGCAGCCAGGGCACGCCAGCGCGCTTGCAGGAGGCCTTCCAGGTGTTGCACCAGACGCGGGTGATGTCGCCCCATACGCGGCCTTCGCGGGGGCCTGGCAGGGCCTCCAGCATCTCTCGCGCCTGCCGGTTCAGGGGCACCAGGATCTTCTGGCCGGCCTTGGCCTCATCGGCTTCCACGATCACCATGCCACGCTGCAGGTCCACCTTGTCCCAGGTCAGACCGAATACATTCGATCTTCTCAACCCGGTGAGCAAAGCAAAACGGACTGGAGTCTGGTACTTGTCTGGTAACGAGGCCAAAAAAACCTCGGCTTGCTCGCGTGACAAAAATGCGACGCGACGCTTGGGTTCGGCCTCGGTGCGCAGCACGGGGGCGCGGTCCAGCCAGTCCCACTCGCGCTCGCAGGCGCGCAGCACGGCGCGGATGAAGGCGCGGTAGCGGTTGCGGGTGGCCGGCTTGACGTCCTGGGGCAGGGCGGCCTCGATGTCGTCGCGGGTGATGTTTGACAGCTGGCGGTCGCCCAGCTTGGCCTGGAAGTAGGCCACCTTGTCCTTGTCCTCGCTGATGGACTTCTTGTGGCCACGCTCGACCAGCCAGCGGGCGCAGGCTTCCTTGAACGTCTTCTTGGGCTTGGCCTTGAGCAGGCGGCCCTGCCAGAGCTCGGCGCGTCGGATGTCGGCCAGGGCCTGGGCCTGCTTCTTGTCGCCGGTCTTGAGCGACTCGCGCACGCGCTGGCCGTTGATCTGGACGTCCAACCAGTAGACGTCGCCTCTCAGTTTGATGGACATGTCGTGGGTTCCTTGTGGTTGCGGTGCGGAGCTCTAGCGGCTCCGTGTTGAGATTCTCGCAACAATCAGGAGGTGCCGTCAACAGATTTCCACGGCACAAGTGCGTAGGGGCAAACCCTAGGGGCCCTTCAGCCCCCACAGCGCAATCAGCGCTGCCTCGGCCCGGCCGTCGTCCTTGACGCGGCGGAACTCCCCGGCGTGCTGGGGCCAGGTGGCGGCGGCTTTGGCGCGGGCGGCGTCCTTGCCGCTGTTGAGCTGCAGGGCCTTCTTCCAGCGCCCGGGCGTCACTGACTGCACCGGGATGCCCAGGCCTGCCAGGACGCCCTTGGCCAGGCCGAAGGACTCACCGAAAGCGAACATGGAGCTGACGCCCTGGCCGGGCATGGCCGACACCTGCTCGATGTAGGCGCAGGTGGCGTGGACGTTGTACAGGCGCAGCTCGGCGGCCAGCATCTCGGGGCTGATGCGGCGCTTGGCCTTGCCGCCCACCGTCACCTCCACGGCCGGCATGTCGAAGACCTGCACCAGGCTGCCGTCTGCCTCGAGGATGGCCACGGCGCCCGCGGCGCCCGGGTCGATGCCGATGATGAAGCTCATGGCTGCTCCGGTGGGGCGAACATCGGCTCCACGCATCCCACACAGTACAGCGCCCAGCCGTCTTGCTTGTGCTTGCCGCATTCGTCGCAGACTGGCTGCTCCTGCACCGGCTCTGCTGGGGGCGGGGTGGTGTAGAGAGGGCGCAGCGGCCCGTATAGGCGGCGCTCAGTGGCCGATTGCAGATGGCTGAGGTGCTTTGGGTGCCCGCTGTCGTCGATCCACGCCACCGGCTCCTGCACCGGCTCTGCTGAGGTCACCCGCCCGCACACTCGGCACTTGACTGCGGCGTACAGGGGCTGGTTGCAGTGTTCGCAGCCCTGCTGCACCGGCTCTGCCAGCCTGGCCGCCTTATAGCGCTCAGTCACCACCGCCTGGCCAATGGCGGCATCCACCAGCTCACGCAGCGCACGCGACGGGGCAAACCCGTAGACGTCGCACAAGCGCATGAAGAAGTCCTCGGTCATCTGTTCATCCCCATCAGTTGCAACCACGGGTTGCTGTAGTCCTTCCACTTGACGCCGCGCCGGATGGCCGACACCGTCGATTGGGTGATGCCGTACAGGGCCGCGATGTCGCGCTGGGTCATGCCCTCGATGGCGCGGATCTCGGCCACCTGGGCCTCGGTGAGGCGGCCGGTGCGCCTGGCGCTCTGGGCCAGCTTCATGCACCTCGCCGGGTTGGAGTGCATCTGCGTCACCTTGGCCGTGCGCTTCTGCAGCTGCTGACGGGTGACCATGACGACGTGCTCGGGGTTGACGCAGCGCATGTTGGCGCACCTGCAGGTGGCCAACCGCCCCTGCAGCCACATGCCTGTTTCCACCGCGATGACGCGCCTGACCTGCTGGGCGCGGCCCTGGTAGCGCATGACAGGTATCTGGCCCTTGCCCTGCACCGCCCGGCGCCACTCCCAACAGTCGCCCACCTCATCCACGCGCGCCTGCAGGTACTCAAGCAGCCAGCTCACAGCACCGACCACCCGAGGCCCACCAGCCACCACATCACACGTGCGGCCGCGCCCAGCACAACCAGCACGCCGGCCGAGATCAGCACCAGCGTGCCCAGAGCAGCGATGTTCTTCATGGCTGCATCGCCTCCAGCTGCTTTAGGCTGGCCGCGATCTTCTTGCGCGTCTCGCGCTTGACCGGCGTGTCAGGCTTGGTCGGCACGGCGTCCAGGTCGTCCGACTCCATGTCATCGAACGCGGTGCCCGACACCACCTTGGCGCCCGGGAACTCCGTCTTCAGGTCAGCCGCCTCAGGCAGCAGGCCACCCGGGCAGTGGTGCAGCTCGGCGCTGGTGAAGGCCGGGCCGTAGGTGCTGCCAGCCAGGTCGGCAGGGCCGTTGATGAAGTGCTTGCCGCTCTCGCGGTGCCGGTACGCCACCCAGTTGCTGCCGCCGTCCACGGGCTCGCCGTAGGGCACCAGGCCGGGAATCATCAGGTGCTGGTCGCAGCCCTTGCGCTGGAACTCCAGCGGCACGGTGTCGCTGTGAACTTCGCACCGCCATGCTGCATTCTCAACGGGTGAGGCATGGCAACACGTCCTGCAGTTGGCCTCGGCCGCCACGCCCTGGTGGCAGTGCTTGTAGAAGTTGCAGAACTTGCACTGCCAGTGCGTGGGGTCGTCACTCAGCCGGTCAGGCGGGGCGGTCATCTCGATGAGCTTCTCGGCCCGGGCCAGCAGCTGGTCGAAGCGCTCGCGGTCGAAGTGGACCCACTCCACGTACATGTCGTCGGTGTCCTTGTCCACCGCCACATACAGCGCACGCTCAAGATCCATCAGGCCCATGTAGACCGTCATCTGGTCGAAGTGCTGGGGCTTGGCCTCGCGCACGCGCTTGGCCACCACCTCGGTGAAGCTCTTGTGGCTGTGCGTCTTGAACTCCAGCACTGCGGGCGTCTTGGGGCCCTCAGGCAGGCCCTTGGCGATGCCGTCCAGGCTGCCGCCAAAGTGCCCGTCGTGCGCGCTCACTCGCCACTGGCCTCCGGTGTTGGGGTCCACGTCCCACACCTCGGCGCCAATGCCGCGCAGCTCCTCGAGGATGCGCGACTCTTCGCGCTGGCCTGTGGAGAACAGGCGCAAGATGCGGCCCTTGAACTCAGGCTTAAGCGCCCAGCGCCAGGTCATCCAAATGTGGCGGTCGCACGCGTGGCCGATCAGGCTGGCGCCCATGTGCGGCCGGTGCTCCTGGGGCTTGCTCTCGTACCACTTGACGATGGCCGTCGCGGTGGTGTGTGGGGACTCTGGCAGCGCTGCCATGGTCAGCCCCAGGGCCGTGCGCTCTTGGCCGGCGCTGCCGATGCTGCAGGCGGCGGGGCCAGCTTGGCGGGTGACACGGGCACTCCGCTGATCGCACGGCAGCCCCGCAGAATGTTTCGCGTGTCGTCCTTCTTGTCGATGTCCAGCTGCGCCACAAAGGGCTTGTCGTGCAACGCACTTGAGTCCTTGATGTTGATCACGATCTGATCGCCATGCTGCTGTGCCATGTCCAGTGCCAAGCACAGCTGCGCCAGCTGCTTTCGCGCGATGTCCACCGTCTGCTTGGACGGGTTGTCCAGGTTGAGGCGCTCCCAGTGCCTGCGGCCAGTGTGGTCGCCAGAGATGATGTGCATCTCCAGCTCAAGGTAAGAGCCAGTGCCGGCTTTGGTCGTCTTTGTCTGGCTCTTGACGATCATGCATTCGTACTCGCCTGGGGGCAGTGGGCCGTAACCGCTGCTTGACCGTTCTGCGATATCGCTGAATGAGGTAGTGAATGACAGTTCCATGTTGAGGTTCCTAGCTTATGGTGTGATTCAGGCAATCGCCTGGGCAAAGGCATCCCACGCCATGGGGATGCTGTCGGGCAGGCCGTAGCGGTTCTTCGCCATGTAGGCCGGCTTCTCGGACGTGAACAGCAGCCGCTCGCCGGTGCTGAATCCACGGTTGTTGGTCTTGCTGAACCCCAAGTCATCCTTCTTGATGATGGTCTTGTAGTTCGCAAACAGAAGCGCATCCACCCACTCGCGGATGAGCGCGCTCGAGCGCTCCTGCAGCTTGGGCTGGTAGCGGTCGTAGGGCTCGACCTCGGGGCTGTCAAAGCGCTTGATCTGGCAGTGCGCGATCAGGATGACGCACATGCTCTTGGTGTTGCGCAGGTGGTTCAGGCCTGCCAGCACTTCGCGCCAGCGGTCGGCCACGATCATGGCGCCCTTGCCGTAGGCCAGATCCTTGGCGTCGTGCGAGGACTCGACGTCAGCCCAGATCAGGTTGTCCAGCCAGTCCACGCTGTCCAGCACCACGGTGCGGAAGTCGTGCTTCTCGGTGGCCAGGGTGCTGATCGCGTCCAGCACGTCGTTGGCCTTGGTGGCGAGCGGGAAGTGATCCACCTGCAGGCTGCCCAGGCCGTCCTCGGTGCAGATGAAGATGGGATTGGGGGCGCCGGCCGCAAAGGTCGTCTTGCCGATGCCCTCGACACCGTACAGCTCGATGCGCGGAGCTGAGATCGCGGTGTTCTTCTGGATGCTTGAGAGATTGAAGGCCATGTCGTGGGTGTCCTATAGGTTGGCGTTGTGGTTCTTCATGCCGGCTCGCTTCATCAGGATGCGGGCCTCGGTTTGATCAGGCAGCGAGCTGTTGACTGAAGGGGAGTTGCGGAACAGCTTCAGCGCGCGCGTCAGCTTCTTGTCCGCGCTTGAGATGTACTGCTCCACCTGTGCTGAGTTCTCGCTCGGCAGCAGGATGCGGTAGCCGGCATCGGTGCCCGTCAGGTACTTGCCCTGGCCCAGCAGGATGTTGCGCACGTAGTCGATGGCAGACAGCTCGATGAGCGCCAGGCGGTCAAACTCAGACTTGCTGGCCACAGTCGGCATGTCGATGCCGAGCGCGGCATGCACCACGCTCGACTCGATCACGCTGCCGTACTCCAGCAGGCCGCGTGCATCCAGCTCCGCGTACAGCTCGCGCTGCACGTCCCTCCTAGCCATGCAGCACCTCTGCGGTGGCGCGGCCAAAGGTCGGACGGAAGTCACCGAAACCGCCGTACTTGGCGGTGTGCTGGATGATCCGCGTCAGCGAGTCCGGGTCGATGATCTTGTCGTCAAACTCCACCTCGGTGTCGAACGACCACTTGTGGAAGATCGGGAAGGCCTTCACCACTCGCACCTGGCCCTGCGGCAGCGTCAGGCAGATGCGGAAGTTCTCGTTCTTCACCACGTCCTCGACGGCCTTGACCTTGTCGCTGTCGCGGAAGGCCAGCTTGATGCGCGTGGCGGTGGTGAACAGGGCGCCGCGGATGTCAGCTCGGCTGATCTTGGCCACCTTGAAGGCCGAGCACGCGATGGCCTCCGACACCCAGGTGGCGGGCACGTAAATGCCCATGTCGTCAGCGAAGTACACCTTGGACTCGACTTCGATGTCGCGCAGCTCAAGGTAGTCGTCATCGGTGCGGCGGGTCTTCTTCGCGTTGATGGCCGCCATGCGCTTGGCGAAGCGGTTGAAGCGGTCCACGGTCTGTGGGTTGTTCATTAGCAGCGGGGTGACGCCGCTGACTTCGATGGATGCAGTTCTCATTGCCATGATGTGATTCCTTGTGTTGCTGAAAGGCCCGAGGTTTCTCGATGCCAGTAGGTCAAAGCGACCTGGGTAACCCGCAGAACGGGCTGCCCGCGTTGCTTTGCATTGCCTAGCTGTGCCGTGCAGTGCTATGCGTCTCCATTCCCTGATCTGCCATTCATCGGGCCAAACGACCCGGTAAAGGCTGGTTGCCCTTACCGCGTTGCTTTGCATTGCGCTGCGTTGCGGTGCCTTGCCGTTCCTTGCGCTGCGCTGCGATGCAGTGCGTTGCCTAGCGCTAGGTCAAACGACCCGGGAAGCTCACTGAATGAGCTCCCCGCGTTGCTTATCGGTGCGCCTCTATGCGGTGCCTTGGCTTGCGGTTACATGCGATGCATTGGCTTGGACTGCGCTGCACTGCTATCCCCTGCTTTGCCCTGCTAGGCCCTGCGCTGGGTTATTCCTTCCACTTGATGCTGACGCCCGTCTTCGCCGGCTTCGTCTCAACCGCGGGCGCGATCTGGGCCCACAGCCTGGGACTCTCGGCGCGGATGGCCTTCAGGCGCGTCTCATCGGCCTCGACCTTGGTGCGCACGGGGCGCACGTCATCGGGCCAGGAGCCGGTCAGCGCCGTCAGCTTGTCGATGTCCACCTTGTAGGTGACCTTGCCGGTCAGCGTGACCTTGGCGCCGCCAGGCGTGGCAAACGTCTCGCTGCCCTCGGGCTTGGCCGGGTGGATGGCCAGGATCTTGTCCTCGATGGCGATGCGCTCGGCCTTGGCCTTGTCTTCTCTCTCTTTGGCGGTTCCCCATTCCACCGCCAGCATGTC